CGATCAAGGATCGGAGATACTCTCACACAAACCCCCCCGGGGACGCATGGATGCGCCCCCCGGGACACTCCCTTTCGGGAGTGCTTCTGTGTGAGGAGGTAACCACTTAAGGTTGAGCCGTGAGGATTAGTCCGCAAGGACCTTCCAAAACGCCGCAGCTAGGTAGTTCTTAATCGAACTGCCACAAAAGTGGGGACAGCAACAAGCGGGGAGCCCTCAACCTCTGCCCAGCAGTCCGGGCCGTCTGGATAGGACCCCGTCCTTACCCAAGTGGAAACCGATACTGTTAAGCTTTGGAAGAGCCCCCACCGCCTTTCCGCTTTTTCTTCGGTGTACCGCGGGTCGGCGTCACTACGTTAGTATTGATGTGGTCGACAAGATCTTCAAGATCAATATCGGTCACAGCCAATCTACGTGTGGCATCGATTCCACGGCACATCGCTGATAAGTGGTTAAGAACGGTTGCCTTGTTACTGGCCACTACCTTTGCTTGCCTTGTAGAGATAGTAGCGAATGGGTCGAGAACCAGGCGTACCTCCAAATGTAACCATTTGGCCGGCACGTCGGAGTCCCGCACCACGCGCAGCTTCTCATACGCCTCTTGCAGCTTTCGGATATGGGATCCGAGGACTGCAAACGGCGGCAAGGCTAGCAGTATTGACTGGCCATCCAATCCCTCAGGAAGAATGCTCAGAAACCTCTTCGCTTCCACCTGGAAGCGGAAAAGGGTCTGGACACTCTTCTTGATCGCCTCTTCCAGGACCCTTGCCTTGCATTCTACTAGAAGGACCCCCAGCATTATCTGCTTGGGTGACTTAATAGAGAAGCAACCAAGGACTCCACCTAACAGGATCTCAGACAGCAAATGCCGCTTAAGTGCCTGTAGGTTCTTCCCATCCTCTCGCGAGGGTAGGAGAAAGAATCTCCACGCCTTATCGGCTAACCTGCTGGCTGCAGATAAGCCTAATAGGACGAAGAGTTCAGCGAACAAGGCCCGGGATCCCAGAGTACGAGACCGCGGTAGCCAGCGTGCCTCTACCTCTCTCAACCAAGTGGCAGCGCCGTAGAAAGAAACGTACGAGATGGCCTTCGTCAAGAGGCCTCCCGCCACGTCCTTCCGAAAGCGTACCGCTTCGAAAAGAGAGCCTAGGGGTGCGCCGGTTACTTCAGTGCCACAATGCACCCACCTCTTAGCGAACTCATATGTGTCGTTAGACACATGTGTTTTCGTTTCAGAAACGGCTACATCTAACTCAGCAAGGATTGTGCGATACTCTTTGGCGACTTCACTGTCTGCGATGACAATGTCGTCCCCAAGGAGTGCATAGCGTTCAAAGAAGACGGTTTTACCCGCCCTCTTGGCCGCTATCCGCACGATTACATGGTGGCAGAGTGCGAACATTGCCCAGGAGCTATACGCGCCCATGGGTTGGCCGCAGTTGTACCTTACGGTACCTTTGGCCCCCCACGAGACGTGATAGTCCCGGGATGTTATCAGTCTACGCCATGCAGCCGCATACTCCGCCGAAACCAGAAAGGCTAAAACCACCTCCTGTATCTCTACAGGAAAGCGGTCTGTCGCCTGACTGAGGTCGAAAGAGTAGTACGGTCCCTTGTGAGGAAGGGTGGCTCTGAAGCTACCTTGGTTAAAGGTACAATCAGGCTTCAGCCCCCTCAGAACGCCCATAAGGGCGAGATGAAGAGGGTAAAGAGCTGACTGTGTCCAATAATCAAGAATAGCAACGATTCTGCACTTGGCTTCCTTATCCCTGACCATCGATAACTTGGCGCTTCGGCCCTTGGGTTGGAGTTTAACCTCCTTCCCGCGGACCTTAGTGTCTAGCATCGAGAGCCAGGCATTTGGGACCAGAGTGGATCGTATGGTTTCAATCAATGCGACGATTCCATCTCCTCCCAAAACACGCAAGTCGCTAATTTGCGTGTCTGTGAGAAGGTGGGCGTCCTCGATAGAACCTACCAGAGCCTGGGCGTTCGGACCGGCTTTGGTTGACGCGTGACACTCGCTCCATACGGGGCGAGGGACCCTGATATTTAGGTCCGATACCGTGCCGATGAGGTCCTCCCGCAAACGCGGTGAGATATGACCTGCAAAGGGACGTGTAACCGGATCCAAATCCGGGGCCTTCCAGCCAGGCAGTATTCGGGAGAACCCCAAAAGGGTTAAACCGAGTCTTACCTTGGGTGGATCACGCTGTCGGAAGAGTTCGACGAGAGGTATCCCCTTTGGGAGTCCCTCTTTGTCTAGCTCCACCCCAAAGCCCGGTGACTCCTTCAGCGGGGAAGCGCACAGGTAACGAGTACAGGCTAATCGGACGGATTTAATCCAACCGATAGTCTCTACCGTTCCTCGTGTTTCCGACCGCTTAAGGACCACACTTGTCCAAGAACGGACCAAACCCTCATCATACTCAATCTTAAGATATACCTTGCACAGGAATTTTACAATTCTCTGCGCCAGGGTTAACCTTAACTTGAGCATAGGATGATGATGTTGGCTTAAAGTTTCTTGGTGGCGTCAGCTTACGCACTGAACGCGAAGATCCACTGGAACCGACCCTGACCTTTTGGGCAGGCGTCAAACCAGAGGGTTCTTGTACTCCGGAGTGTGATCTCGTTAGCGAGAGCCTCTGGTGCGGCGCCTGTCGAAAGACTAGGACCGGTCCCGTCGGATCTTCGCATCAGTACTTAGGCTGATGTCCATCTAAGAAACAAAAATGGTTATCTACATCATTATGCTCAAATTAAGGTTAACCCTAGCGCAAGTCGTCATCCGACTGCTTGCGAAGGTATATCTTAAGCTTGAGTATGATGAGGGTTTGGTCCGTTCATGGACTAGTGTGGTCCTTTCGCGAGCTGAAACACGAGGAACGGTAGAGACCATCGGCTGGATTAAATCCGTCCGATTGGCCTGTACTCGTTACCTGTGCGCTTCACCGCTTAAGGAGTCACCAGGCTTTGGGGTTGAGCTAGACAAAGAGGGACTCCCAAAGGGGATACCTCTCGTCGAACTCTTCCGAGAACGTGATCCACCCAAAGTAAAACTAGGTCTAACCCTTTTGGGTTATTCCCGGTTATTACCAGGCTGGAAGAAACCCGACCTCGATCCGGTCACGCGTCCCTTTGGTGGTCATATGTCTCCGCGTTTGCGGGACGACCTCATTGGCACGGTGGCGGATCTGGGTCTGAGTCTCCCTCACCCCGTATGGGATGAGTGTCACGCCTCAACCAAAGCAGGTCCGAACGCCCAGGCTCTGGTAGGTTCAATAGAGGATGCCCACCTTCTAACAGACGAGCAGATTAGCGATCTGCGCGTTCTGGGAGGAGATGGTATCATCCAATTGATTGAAACCATACGATCCTCACTGGTCCCAGATCGATGGCTATCGATGCTCGACACGAAGGTTCGTGGGAAAGAGGTAAAACTCAAACCCATGGGCCGGAGTGCCAAGTTATCAATGGTCAAAGATAAGGAAGCCAAGTGTAGAATCGTTGCTATCCTTGATTATTGGTCGCAGTCAGCCCTTTACCCTCTTCATTTGGCTCTAATGAGCCTCTTGAGGGGGCTGAAGCCTGACTGTACTTTTAACCAAGGTAGCTTCAGAGCCACCCTACCTCACGAGGGACCGTATTTCTCGTTCGATCTCAGCCAGGCAACGGACCGTTTCCCTGTATCACTACAGGAAGTGGTCTTAGCCTTTCTGGTTTCGCCCGAGTATGCGGCCGCATGGCGTAGATTGATTACTGGCCGTGACTATCACATCACATGGGGGGCTAAGGGTACCGTAAGGTACGCCTGTGGCCAACCAATGGGTGCGTATAGTTCATGGGCTATGTTCTCTCTCTGCCACCATGTAATCGTGCG